TTGGTGTGTTGGCGAAGCATCTTGAATTGCTGAAGAACTTCTAGTAACCTTTTCGTTACTGCGTCGAATGCGAGGAGCCTCCTTCGATGTTGCTGTGTACGGAGCCGTACCAGATTTGAGTTAAATCTCCTGCGTATCCAAACATCAACATCATCCCTACGGGGAGAAGGAAAACATCATGAAAGAATATATTGACCGTCAGGTTGAGATTCGCAATCGTGCATGGAACGAAGCCAAGGCAATCTTGGATAAGGCCACCGCAGAGAAGCGTGACCTCTCAGCAGAAGAAACCCAAACCTACGAGCGCATCTCGAAGGAATTGGACGAACGTGCGCAGACCATCGCAAAACTTCGTGAAGACGAAGCTCGCGAACTTCGCATGGATGCAGCAACCCGTGAGATCGCCGATCAGGTTCGTCCTGTTGCAGGTGTTCCAGTAAGCGATGACGCAGCACAGTTGCGTTCGTTGTTCACAGGTGAGAAGCGCAGCCACTCATTTGAGCGTCGTGACATCCTGAAGTCCAGCACCGGTTCACCAGTACCAACGTCGTTCTACGACCAGGTAATCATGAAGGCACGTTTGATTGCGCCAGTATTGGCAACATCAACTGTCCTCAACACCGCAGGTGGCGAAAACCTTCAAATCCCATCGCTGTCCAGCTACTCAGTTGGAACGGTTACTGGCGAAGGTTCAGCAATCGGTGAATCCGATCCAGTATTCAACTCGTTCATCACCTTGAGTGCCTACAAGTACAGCTTCCTCACGCAAGTTTCAACTGAACTGCTTGAAGACTCTGGTGTAGACATGCTGTCATTCTTGGCAGATCAGGTTGGTAACGCACTTGGCTTTGCTGTTGGTTCAGCATTGACTGTTGGTTCGGGAACTGACACCGCAAACGGAATCGTCACAGCATCAGCTGTTGGTGGTACCGCAGGCACCGCAACTGCATTCACCGCAGACAACCTCATTGACCTTCTCTACTCCTTGGATGGTGCAGCTCGCAACCTTCCAGGTGTTGGTTGGATGATGAACGGCAAGTCAATCGGTGCAGTACGCAAGTTGAAGGACACCGCAGGAAACTATGTGTTCCAGCCAGCCCTTTCAATGGACTCGCCAGACATGCTCTTGGGTAAGCCAATCTACGAAAACCCATCAATGGTTGACGTAGCAACCGGCACCAAGTCTGTCATCGTTGGACACTTGCCTTCGTACTATGTACGTACGGTTGGTGGCCTTCGTTTGGATCGCAGCGATGACTACGCATTCAATGCTGGTCTCGTCACGTTCCGTGCGACGTTCCGTGTCGACGGCGATTTGCCACAGACATCACACATCAAGCACCTCCTCCAACCATAATTGGTTTGAGGTAGTGCAACCGATAGCAATATCGGTGTAAGTTTGAGGGTAGGTCGAACACGCAGGGCGACCTACCCTCATTCTGTTTTTATACCCTGCGACCTGCGAAGGAGAGAATGGTGGGAAAGAATGCTCGTAATAATCAAAAACACTCCGGTCGAGTTACCAGACCTGGAAGCGGAATTGTTGCTCCGAAGGGGAATAGCGCACTTGCCAGAGCAAGCCGATTTACCAATAGCGAATCGTTACGAATCCTCTGGTACTCCAACGCCCCCTTCGCGCCAACCGGTTACGGAACCCAAACAGCGCAAGTCGTCCAAAGGCTCATCAAAGAAAAACACGAAGTAGCCATCCATGCCATGTATGGCATCGAGGGTATGGCTTCGATGTGGAATGGGATAAAACTTTATCCGAGAGGTATGTCACCTTATTCGGATGATGTGCTTGTTGCGCATTGGATGGATTGGGCGAATGGGAATCGTGAGATTCCTGCGATGTTGATGACGTTGTTTGATGTGTGGGTGTTGAAGTCACCATCACTAGATCAGGTACCGAATATTGCTTCGTGGGTTCCGATAGATCATGCGCCTTGCCCGCCTGAGGTGATTGCTTGGTGTAAGCGTTCGAATGTGAAACCGATTGCGATGTCTAAGTTTGGTTTGGATATGTTGCAGAATGCTGGGGTGGATGCGATGTATGCGCCTCATGCGTTTGAGGATGTGTTTGTGCCTACGCATAAGTTGAACAATGGTCGTGGTGAGTTCACGGGTAGGCAGTTGATGGAGGTGGATGAGGACAGGTTTGTGGTGATGATGAATGCTGCGAACAAAGGTCAGAATCCTTCACGCAAATCCTTTGGTGAGAACATTTTGGCGTTTGCTATCTTCGCACAGGACAGGCCTGATGCTTTGTTGTATTTGCATACGGAGCGTGATGGTGCGATGGGTGGAATCAATCTGGTGCATTTGTTGGAGGCGTGTGGTGTGAAGCCTGAGCAGTACAAGATTGTTGACCCGTACGCTTATCGGACTGGTTTCCCTCAACAGGCTTTGGCTGCGTTGTACACGGCATCAGATGTGTTGTTGGCTTGCTCTATGGGTGAGGGTTTCGGTATCCCTGTTATCGAGGCTCAGGCTTGCGGTACACGGGTCATCGTCTCGGACTACACCGCCCAGCCTGAGTTGGTTGGGGTGGGGTCAGCTGTGGCGATCCAACCGTTCTGGGATAGTCATCAGAAGTCTTGGTTCTGTACCCCTCAGGTACCTTCCATTGTGGATGCCTTGATTGAGGCCTACGAAGCCCCACGTGGTGTCTCAGAGGAGGCTGTGGCCTTTGCTAGCCAATACCGCGCTGACAGCGTCTATCAGGCTTACTGGAAGCCAATCATGAAGGAGTTGTCCGCATGGTGCCAGTCGTAATCATTCCAGTTCTCAATCGTTACGACCTACTAGAACGCTGCCTGCAATCCATCGATTATCTGGTGGAGACACTCATCATCATTGACAACGGCGGTCAGTCCACGTTGCAAGAATACCCTTGGGTCATAGACCGTCGCTATGTGAAGAACTATCACGTCTGGTCAATGCCAACGAACCTCGGTGTAGCCCCATCATGGAACATCGGTATCAAAGCAACCCCTCACGCTAAAGGCTGGATACTGCTGAACTCTGATGCGTTCTTCGAGCCTGGACAGTTAGAAGTTTTCTACAAGGATTGTCAGCCTGATTCTGTGACGTTGACTGAGGCGCAGCCTGGGTGGTGTTGTGCGTGGGTTGGTGAGGAACCGATTGCCAAGGTTGGGTTGTTTAGTGAGAATTATGTTCCCGCATATTTTGAGGATACGGATTGGCAGGAACGCGCTAAACGGTTGAACATACAGTTTTTTACTTCTGACGCTGGAATTGTTCACGACAATTCTTCTACGATTTTGTCTGCACCAGAGTTGTTGGAAAAGAACCAGCGTAGTTTTGCTGCTAATGGTGCGCTTCATGCGATGCGTTGGCAGTCAGGGTTGCCTGATGCGGGGCATTGGGATTTATCACGAAGAAGGGATTTGGGATGGGATTGAATTATGACCACATGTTGGATCGGGACTTTGACCATTTGGATCAGCAACGTGACCCGATAGAAGATTACAAGAATCTGCATGAAGGGGAAACTATTTATGTTCTTGGTTCAGGTGCGACACTTGACTATCTGACACCAGATTTCTTTGAGGACAAGCTGACAATTGCGGTGAACTATGTTGGCTCAGTTTTTGGTTTGAAGGGTTACTACTGTTTCAGCCATTATCACGAAGACGCTAAACATGAGGCGATGAAGAAAGACTGTATTGGTGCGTTTACACCTCAGAAGGAACATGGCACCGATGGATACTTCAACGGGTTTATGCCGAACATCGTCACGTTCGGTACTCGTACCGGTAGACCTGGTGCGTCGTTTGATCCGCATGGTAAGGATTGGCCTCGACAAAAAACGCAGTTGGTTATTGGTTCTTCGAGCATTCATGGGGCGATGCATTTGGCAGCATTTATGGGGGCGAAGTTCATTGTGTTGGTTGGGGCTGATTGTGGTCAGTTGAACGGCAAGGACAGGACTGATGGTTATCCTGCTGGGGATACTCATTGGGCTTTGTATGAGATGCATTTGCGAGCGATGAAACAACGGTTGTGGGATGTGTACTCATGCCAGACATATAGCCTGAACCCGTTTGTGAACTATTCGCTTGAGGGTGTGCAGTATCGTGGTGTGGGTTCAATCAACTAGAATCAGGACACTATGACCATCACGAATGGCTACGCCACACGCAACCAAGTTAAGGCTGCTTTACGCATCGGAACTGCTGACACCCTTGACGACGATCTAATCGACAACTGTGTTGGTGCTGCTTCACGTCTTATTGATGGTTACTGCAATCGTAAGTTTTGGCAGAGCGGTACGGCATCGCGTATCTATCAGGCTGAGGATTCGTTCTATTGCTCCATTGATGACATCGCTGGGACTGCTATCACTCTTAAAACTTCGTCACAGGCTGACGGTACTTTTGATGTGACTTGGAAGGTTTCTGATTATCAGCTTGAACCGTTGAATGGAAATCTTGATGGGTTGGAGTGGAGTTACGACAAGATTCGTGCTGTTGGCGATTATCTGTTCCCGACTGTGAATGCGAATTATGGTGAGCAGGCTTTGGTTCAAGTGACTGCTGTGTTTGGTTGGCCTGCGATACCTGAGCCGGTAACACAAGCAACGATCATTCAGGCTTCACGTATTTTCAAACGCTACGACTCACCGCTTGGGGTGGCTGGGTTTGGTGACTTGGGTGCTATCCGTGTGTCTCGATACCTTGACCCTGATATGGCTCAGTTGGTTGAACCGTATCGTCGTATGCGGATTTTTGCATGAGTTACTCTGTCACCGATATCAAGACTGGTATTGCTAACGCGCTTGCCACGATCCCAGGCTTGAGGGCTTACGCCCAGCAACCGGACAATCTGAATGCTCCGTTCGCTTGGCCTATGTTGGATTCGATCACTTACAACGGGGCGATGCGTGGTGGGTTGGTGACCCATATTTTCGTGGTGTCTGTGGTTGTGGGTAGGTCTGCGGAGCGTACAGCTCAGACTGCTTTGGATGGGTATTTGTCTTATGAGGGTACGACTTCGGTTCGTGCAGCGTTGGAAGCGGACAGGTCTTTGGGTGGGGTGGTGCAGAACTTGCTGGTTGAGTCTGCCTCAAATATCTCCACGATGGATGGCAACGATGCGACTTATCTGATGGTTGACTTCCGTGTGGTGGTGTACGCTTAGTTGATACGCAATCCTTGGAGCGTGTAGAGTTTCAGTAGTAAATCTTCGAGTGCCGTGAGGCAGGAGTATCAAATATGGCAAAGCAAGTTCTCACAAACGTAGCGGTCACCTTCGGCACAGCCAACACGGACATCACCAACTATGTTGCATCAGTAACCCTCAACCTGACAAAGGCTGAAGTTGCTACAACAAGTTTCGGTTCGTCCGGTGCGGTTACCCGCATCGCAGGTCTCGCAGACAATTCGATCACTCTTGAGTTGCATCAGGATTATCCAACGATTGAGAAGTTGTTCTACGACGCTTGGAATGCTGGTACTGCTGTACCAATGACAGTCAAGCCAAACGGAACTGGTGCTGCTTCTTCTAGCAATCCCTCTTATGCGTTTCAGGCTCTCCCGTTAACTTGGACACCCGTATCGGGGGCGGTGGGCGACATTGCCACAGCGAGCATCACCTACCCAATCGACGGTGCTGTAACTAAGACCGGTACTGGCGCATAATCTTTTCTCACTAAACCTTAACCCTGCGGAGGAAAAATGAAAATAGCGTTAGAAGTAACGTCGTCATTGGATCAATCAAAGCGCACAATTATTGCTGCGTTCCCAGACTTCATCGCCTTTGAACAGAAGTTCAGTAAGAGCGTTGCCAAGTTTGAGGCCGAACTAACTCTGACCGATTTAGGTTTCTTGGCTTGGCATTCTGAACATCGCACGAAGCGCACCGGTTTAGATTTTGATTCTTGGATTAATGAGATTGAAGCATTGGAGTTGGGTAACCAAGCTGACGCTGTGATCGTCCCTTTGGAGATCAGTCAGCCCATTGGATGATTGCGTACCTGTCTGTTGAGACAGGTATTGCGCCTTCGGTGTTGCTGGCAGAAGACCCTCGAATGTTGTTTACGATGTTTGCTTATTTGCGTTGGAGAGCAATTCATCTAAACAAGTAGTCTTGCTGTATGGCGGTTTACGGTAGAGCAGGTCAAGTCACAATTACCGGTGGCAACGATGCGATTGAGATTGTGGGTATCGCAAGTTTTCTTCGTGACGCTGCGAAGGCTGATGAGCGTTTCAATACTGAGATGCGTAAAGCTGCACAGAATGTGGCTGAGAATCTGAATGAGAAGGCTAAGGCTGAGGCTGCGACTGTCACCCGTTCTCGTCAGGCAACTGAGGTGATGAAAGGTATGCGAGCTAGGCGTGACCGTATTCCTACTATCAAGTTGAGTGAAAAATCTGCGTTTGTTTCTAAGTCCAATCCGAACCGAAACCGCAAGCGCAAGGTGACTAGGGGAGACGTGTTCTTTGGTGCTGAGTTTGGTGGTCAGGCTAGGCCTAGAACCAAACAGTTCTTGCGTCATCGTGGGCGTTCAGGTTATTTCTTTTGGCAGACTGTCCGTAAAGAGAAGGGCAATATCGCCACTCAATATCTGGACGCTATCCAGAGGGTGTTAAACACGCTTAAAGATAAGCCTTGACATTCCGCTGGTTTCCTGTACCCTCTAGGTAGGAGGGGTTATGGCTGTTCTGTTTAGGAATGTGAAGTCGATTTATCCGAAGCCATTGGCTTCGTCTTGGGAACAACTCAAAGAGATGTTGTCGTTGCATGAGGAGAACGCTGTCAAGGCTGCGGGTGCGTTGTGGTCTCCGGTTGAGTATGACTTGGGTACAACTAGAGGGAACCGTAATGTCAGGTTTGTTGAGGCGTTGGTTGTGGACATGGACGGTGAAGCGTTTGACCATGCACGTCTTGACGGTTTGGAATGGTTTGCGTATTCGACCTATTCGCATCGGTTGGATGATCCTCACTATCACCTTGTTTTGCCGTTAGCGGAGAAGGTGCCTGCGTCGTTATGGCGTATGGTGTGGCAGGAGTTGCATGACCGTATCGGGTTGGTTGGTGACCCTCAGACTAAAGACCCTGCACGTATTTTCTATCTACCTCAACACGCACCGGATCAGCCGTTTGAGTTCCATGAAGGTCATGGCGAGTTGCTTGATTCATCGTTCAAGTTGGATGTTGAACCTGTTGTCAATCCTGTGTCGCCTCGCTCAAAGCAAGTGCGTCAACCTCGTCAGCGTCGTGCTGGTTCAGAGGTGTTGGATGAGGCTTGGTGGAATGCGCCTGTAGATATTTCTCGTTGGGATGGCCTGACAGGGAAGGCTTTGTATTCTGCGATGTTGGATGAGTTTGTTGCTTTGCGGAATGGGTTGTCTGTTATTGAGTAGAATCGTCGCATGGCTGGTGAGCGGACGTTCGTTGTTAAGTTTATTTCTGATACCGCTGCAGCCAAAGCAGGGCTGAAACTTCTATCCGGTGACATCAAGGGTTTCGGGAATCAGGTTTCTAAGACCTCACCTTTGTTTGGTGCTTTGGCGGTTGGGGCTACCGCAGCGTTTGGTGCTATCGCTGTTGGTATGACTAAAGCGGTTAAGGCTGCGATGGAAGACCAAGCATCGCAGGCAGAGTTGCAACGTCAGCTGGAGAAAACCTTCGGAGCCAATGAAGCGTTGACTCGTTCTGCTGAGCGGTATGTGTCGGTGACACAGCTTCGAACCGGAACGTCGGATACTGAGCTTCGTGCGTCGCTGGGTTTGTTAGTTCGAGCAACAGGTGACCTCACTCAATCGCAATCGTTGTTAAATACTGCGCAAGATATTTCGGCTGCAACAGGTAAAGACCTAAGCAGCGTGACCACCGCCTTAGCCCGTGCCAGCCAGGGACAGTTCACAGCACTATCAAGACTTGGCATCCCACTCGATGAGAACATCAAGAAGTCCAAGGACTTTGAAAAAGTTGTTGGTCTGTTGAATGACCAGTTCGGAGGTGCTGCGGAAACCGCTGCGAATACGTTCGGTGGACAGTTAAAGATTTTGCAAGGTCAGTTCGGTGAAATTGTCGAGACGATTGGCGCAGCCCTGCTCCCATATCTGCAACGATTCTCTGACTTCTTGGTGAAGAACGTGGCACCAGCGATTCAGCGCATAACCGAAGTCATCGGTCAGAAAGGATTGTTGGCTGGTTTCCAGCAACTCCTGTATGAATCTGGCGGTGCCGGTAAAGCAATCATCTCAACCTTGAAAGGTATTGCTGTTGCATTCGCATTAGTCATCAATGTCACAGCACCATTCGTTCATCTGCTTCGAGCTGCATGGCGAGCAGCGCATAACGATTTCTCTGGTGCATGGGAAGACATGAAAGCATCATTGAAGGAACAAATCCCTATCGACCCTTTGATGAAGAAGTTTGATGGTTTGTCAACTGCTGTCAATCATTACAAGTTCAGTACCCGTGACGCTATAAATATGCAAACCAATTTCAAGGGTTCAGTTGAAGAGTTGGCTGGCGATAAAGGCTTAGGCAAACTTGCTAAAACTTTGAAGACGGTCAATGAGAAAAAAGCCGAATACAACAAGAGCCTTGAAGCGTCTGGGCGTTTGCAAGATAAGTTGAATAAGGCGAGCAAGTCTGAGGAGAAGTCGCTTGCTTCGTTGACTGATGCGAATACGAACCTGGCTAACGCTAAGGCGAAGTTGGCTCAGATTGAGCGTGGCTTTGGTGCTGGTTCACCGGAGGCTATTGCTGCGCAGAAGGAGTTGGATAGGGCGCAGAGGGCGCAGGAGCGGGCGACGTTTGCGGTTGAGGAGGCTATCTATTCGGTGGCTGATGCTGAGAAGAATCTGGCTGATGTTCGTAAAGACCCTGAGTCTTCACCGATGGATGTTCGTCGAGCAGAGTTGAATCTGGCTGAAGCGAAGTTGTCGGTCAAGGATGCAATTGATTCTCAGATTGATTCAACTAAGGAGTTGAATGACCAGCAGACGTTGCTGAATGAAACTATTTCTGGTGCGACGGTTGGTTCAATTCTTTACGATGAGGCGTTGAAGAATCTGACTGATGCAACTACTGAGCAGGCATCAGCGTTTCAGGCTTGGGAGGATGCGGTCACTAGCACGAAGGATGCTCAGGATGAGTTCAATAAATCGTTGCAGGCCACAGCTGATTTGATTGCGAAGTATCCGAAGGTTTTGGGCGGGATGCCTAATCCGATGGCGGGGGTGTCGAGTCAGGTGCCGGTGACGGCTGGGGGTGGGTTCTCACTCAGGCCGAATGATACTTATCAGATCAATATCAATGCTGCGATTGCGGAGCAGGGTTTGCCTCAGAAGGTGGTTGAGGCGTTGCAACAATACAATCGGAGTGTTGGCAAAGTTCCTGTAGTGACGAAGTAACGTCATGTCTGTTGCGATTCCTAACTGTGGCACCTATACGGTTGAGTTGGATTATGGTGCGTCTACGAACGCTTTCTTGTTGGATTCGGTTACGGCTGGGTTGTTGGATTCAACAACATATTTTTTGGATGGGACAACCGATTTTCAGGATGTGACTGCGTTCGTTAAACAGGTGTCTATCAATCGTGGTAGGCAGAACAGGTTCCGTGACCCTACGGGTCAACCTTCGACTGCGGTGATTCAGATTGAGGATTCGGATTATCGGTTCAGCCTGGTGAATGAGGCTTCACCTTATTGGAACGCTACCAAGGACAGGTTGGGGTTTGAGTTGAACTCTGCTGTTCGGATCAGCCGGAACGGGGTGTACCTGTTTGTTGGTGTTATTACCCAATATGACCAGCGTATTGAGAACCCGAACAGGTCACTTGTGACGATTAACTGTTCGGATGCTTTGTTCACTTTGAACAACCGTAAGATTGTTCAGAACCCTGTTGTTGCTCAACGCTCCGATCAGCGTATTGAAGCGGTGTTTGATAACGAGGAACTGTTCACCCGTGAAGGTCAACGTGAACTAGAAGTTGGTGTTGCTAATTTGGGTACAGCACCGATTGACTCATCGTCATCAATTTTGGAGTATTTGTTGCGTGTCAATACTGCGGAGCAGGGAAGGATTTTCATGAAGGCTGATGGGACGTTTGCTTTTGATCGTCGTCTGGTCGGTGAGTTGGAGGCGATTGAGGCTGTGTTGTCTGACGCTGGTGGAACCGCTATCCCGTACTCTTCGTTTGAGATTGTGAACAGCTAATGGCTTTCTTCGGTGACTTTGTTGTAACGATTAACGAAGCAGAACTGGCTGCAATCCTCGCAGACTTTTACGCTGCATCAAACGACCAACGACCTAACGACTTCACCCCAACCAACCCGTCCGTAATCAACACAGTCAACGTCGCTATCGCCCCACCAATCCCAACCGCAGGCGACCTCCAACCAACCATCCAGTTCGCTCAAGCAGTAGTCGCTGATTCGGTAGCGGAGTTCGGTGTACAAGAAACACCATTAGTTGTCACCCTGCTAGAAACCTTGGATGATGCTGGTGACCTTGCAGGATACCTAACCCGACCAGTACCAGCATTCTGGTTTGGAAACATCCAAATAGTGATGAACGGTCTCACCGACACACAACGCACCATTATCAGCAACCTTGATATTGGCTCACAGATATCGGTAACCAAATCATTCCCAGCCCCATCAAGCCCATCGACAGTCACCCAAATCATGGCACTCGAAGGAATCAGCCATGACATCACCCCAGACCGTCACATCGTCACCCTGTACACCAACCCTGCCCGTATCTACACCTACTTCATTGTTGGCGGTTACACCACTACAACGACACGCACCAACCTGCTAGTGAATCCAAGTTTTGAGGCAAACACTTCTGGATGGACAACAGTTGGAACAGTCGCTAGAACTACAGCACAGTTTTACTCAGGTGTTGCTTCAGCATCTTTGACCTACGCTGGTTCAGGAACGGTTTTAATAGAACAATCAACAAGACCAGTAGTAACTGCTGGTCAAACATATACAGCAAGTTTTTATGCCAAACAATCGGTTGATGCTGGAAACCTTATATGCAATTTCATGTGGTACAACTCTGGTGGTTCAATAATTCTTGACGATACACACCAAACAAATAATCCAACTACTGGTTGGCAAAGGTTCAGTCAAACACGAACTGCACCTGCCAATGCTGTTTCATGTTCGTTTCGCATATATCAGACAGCAGGTGAAGGTGGTGGTGCTGTCGCAACAGTGAACTACATTGACGCTGTTCTGTTTGAACAAGCGTCATCAGCACTCCCTTATTTTGATGGCACTTATGCTGACACCTATACGGGTTACACACTCACCAGCCAAGCATGGAGTGGGACTGCGAACGCTTCAACCAGCACCGCCACTTGGGGTTTGACTTCCAGTTTCGTTGGCTCAGAACTAAACGATGACACCAAGGGTTTAGGCTAAAGTAGGATCATGGCTGGTCTTGGAAGGAAAGTGTTCGCACCTGGGGATGTGTTCACCAGTACAGATTTGAATGGTTATTTGATGGATCAGATGATTATGGTGTTCGCTGGTACAGCTGCGAGGGCTTCAGCAATCCCTAGCCCTTCAGCAGGGATGGTTGCATATTCAACTGCGACAGGTGTGCAGGTTTATAACGGCACCGCTTGGGTTAGCGTGTAAAGTAGGAGCATCATGGCTGGACTTGGACGTAAAACATGGTCGCCTGGCGACGTATTAACCGCAGCAGACGTAAACGGCTACCTCATGGATCAATCCGTGATGGTGTTCGCAGGCACCGCAGCCCGCGCCTCAGCCATCCCAACCCCATCAGCTGGCATGGTTGCGTATTCGACAGCAACATCGTTGCAGGTTTATAACGGTTCAGCATGGGTTGGTTTATCAACTGGGTATGGTGTCGCTTCGGGTGGTACTGGATTACCTGTATCAGTAACAATTTCAGGAACCGATTATCAGTATTTAGTATTTACTTCGACTGGCACTTTGACCGTTACAAAATCTGGTTTGTTTGACGTAATGCTATGCGCGGGTGGTGCTGGTGGCGGTAGTTATCAAGCAACAGCAAACCAAGGCGGTGGCGGCGCAGGTGGCATTAACGTTTCAACAATTTATTTAGACGCAAACCAAACCGTAACAATTGGCGCAGGTGGCGCAGCATCAACTCGTGGAAGTCAAACAACATTGGGAAGCACAACCATTGGAAGTAATGTTGCGCCAGTAGCGGTTGGTGGTGGTAAAGGTGGCGACACTAACGGTGTTGGCGGTTCGGCAGGTGCCGGGCAAAATAACCAACCTTCAGTTGCAGGAATTACTGGTCAAGGTAACGCAAGTGGAAGTGGGCCAGGTCTTGGTGATAGTAACGGTGCGGGCGGTGGTGGTGGCGCAGGAGCTGTAGGTGCTAACGGTACTGGTTCAGTTGGTGGAAACGGTGGCGCAGGTTTAGATGTGAGTGCATTTATTGGCGGTAGTACATTGTTCAAGTCGGGTGGTGGCGGTGGTGGGCGTTATAGCGGCAGCCCTGGTTCAGGTGGTTCGTCTATTGGTGGCGCAGGTGGTTCTACTGGTGTAGGTGGCACAGCAGCAGCAAACACGGCGAGTGGCGGTGGCGGTGGCAACGGAGGTGGAGCAGGTGGTTCAGGAATTGTCTATGTGAGGTTCAAAGTTTAATCATGGCACATTTTGCGAAAGTAACAAACAATGAAGTTGTAGAAGTGATAGTGGTTTCTAATGCTGACTGCGGTGATTTAGAGTTCCCTGAGTCGGAAGCGGTAGGTCAAGCATTTATTGCTTCACTTGGTATTGAAGGTGAGTGGTTGCAAACTTCTTACAACGGTAACTTTAGGGGACGTTACGCAGGCATTGGTTTTATCTATGACGAGGATTCGGATTCCTTCGTTGCGCCTGAAGTCCCTGAACCGTAGTCGCTGGCTAGTCCTTGTTCCTGCGTTACTTGGTTTCCTAGTTACAGCATCATCAGCTGAGGCTGA